AATCGGGTAATAAAGATTTAACTAATCACTATGATATAGAAATTGTGAAAAGTCTTTATTTAAATAAAGAAGTTAGAAGTTTAAAAGGTAAAATAGAATTTTGTTTTAATGTAATAGAAAAAATATAAATTATGAAAATAAATTTAACACATAAAATAAACAATGATAAATATACAGAATATATTTATGAAGCATTTGATATTCAAAACAAAAATGAATCAAATGTAATTGTAGAAGCTAATCTAGAACATTTGCCAAAAGATTGGAATATTGGCGTAGTTTATGGCGGTTCTGGAACAGGTAAGACTACAATATTAAAAAATTATTTCAAAAAAGAAATGGATGAATCTTATTTTGATAATTCTAAATCTTTAATATCTAATTTTGATTGGTTAGAACCAAAAGAAGCTACTTTTTTATTAAGTGCTATGGGATTGAGTTCTGTTCCAACTTGGTTAAGACCTTTCAATACATTGTCTAATGGGGAACAATATAGAGCAAATCTTGCTTATATCGTAGGAAGTGCATCAGAAAATGAAGTAATATTAATAGATGAATATACTTCAGTGGTAGATAGAGATGTCGCAAAAGCTATGTCAAACGCATTACAAAAGTACATAAGAAGAACAAACAAAAAAATTGTGCTTGCATCTTGTCATTTTGATATAATGGAATGGTTACAACCTGATTGGATTTATTCACCATCAAAAGGGCGTCTTGAAATAGCGCCATCACTTCGGAAACCAACAATTGAACTTCAGGTATTTCGATGTAGATATGAAACTTGGAATTTATTCAAACAACATCATTATTTAAGTGAAGATTTAAACCTGGCAGCCAAATGTTTTGTGGTTATTTTTAACGATAAACCTATTTGTTTTATAGCAATATTGCCTATGCCAAGCGGAAACATTGAAAATGCATTTAGAGTTAGTAGATTAGTAGTTTTGCCAGACTTTCAAGGATTGGGAATAGGGTTGAAAGTTTTAAATTATGTGAGTTCTTTGTATAATGCTGATAACAAAAAAATATACATAAAAACCGCTAACCCTTCATTGTTTAAGGGGATGGAAAATAACACTAAAAACTTTGTATTAGTTAGGCACGAGAAAAATATGGACAGTCTTAAAAAATATAATGAAAAATGGGGTGAGGATAAAATGAAAATAACAAAAATAAGTGAAACTAAATCATATAAATACATTGGAGAAAAGTCACAAGATGATTTATCTATAATAAAGTTTAAAAGTGAAATTTATAAAGATGTAGCACAAAATCAAATATCAATGTTTTAAAAAAAATTAAAATGGAAATAACACAAAGATTACTTGAAGTAATAAACGAACATACAGGAGTAGATGTAAACATTAAATCACGTAAAAGAGAAGTAATAGAAATGCGTTCATTGTATTTTAATGTACTGAAAGAATTAAGACCAAATATAAGTCTGTCATCAATTGGTGAAAGCGTTAATTTAAATCACGCAACCGTTATTCATTCGTTAAATAAATATGAAATGTATGAAAGATTCAATTCAAACTTTAAAGCATTGAAAAGAAAAATAATTTTAGAATTAATAGAAAACAAACTTTTTACAAGTGAAGAAAATCCTGAGTTAATTAAAAAACTAAACTTAAAAATAATTGAATTAGAAAATGAAAATGAAAAACTAAAAGAAAACAAAGAGGTAGAATACACAATAATAAAAGAACTAACTCAATTACTAATAGACACAAAAGGAACAGATAAACACCAATTACTAAAAATTAGATTGGATGCTTTGTATCAAATGAATAAATTAAAATAATGGAAAACACAGTAGAATTATTAGGATATTACGGAAATGATATCGTACACGCTCAATCAGCTTGGACATCAACATCAAGAGATTTAACAGATGAAAAAATAAATAGAATACCAAAACTTTTAAATATGTTAGCCTCAGAGGGACATCACACACCATTTGAGAAGAGTCAACTACACTTCTTGGTAAACGTAGACCAAGCGACACATATTCATCTTTTAAAACATAGAATAGGTGTGTCTATTAATGGGGAATCAGCTAGATACAAAGAACTAAAAGAAGATAAGTCATATTACCCTGAGGATTGGAAAGATTCAAAAGAAATGACTAATTACTGGTATTATAAGCTAATTTCAGAAACAAAGAAACAAAATCATTTGTATCATAAATGTTTGGAAGACTTAACACCAATACTAGGTAGAAAGAGAGCGAAGGAATCAGCTAGATTCTTTAAAACAATGAATAGCCAAATTACAATGGATATATCATTTAATTTTAGAAGCTTTTATCATTTTCAAAATTTAAGAAACTCAGAACATTCACAACTAGAAGTGAGAGAATTAGCTGAACAGATGTTGAATTTAGTTAAAAATATAGAAGGAAATCCGTTTGAATTAACATTAAAAGCATTTGAATTATGAGAAATAAAATAGAGCAATGGATAATAAGATTAGCAAATTGGCTAAAAGAAAGTTCAAAGAATTGCCCAAGAGAAACTAAATGGTAAACAACTATAAGAAAAAGTTATTAATATTTTAATAATAATATTTTTTAATTATGGAAGATAAACGTAAGAATAACGGAGGACATAAGACTGCTGGACGAAAGTCTAAAGCGGATGAAGTGCAACTAATAGAAAAGCTAGGGGTGTTAGAACCTTTGGCTTTTTTAGCATTAGAAAAAGGATTAGAGAAAGGTGACTTTAAATTTACGCAATTGTTTTATAATTATTATGCGGGTAAACCAAGAGAAACAAAAGAAATCACAGTTACAAATGAGCAGCCTATATTTAACATAGGTGATTTAGATGAGATTTAAACGACAATTATATGGAATTTGTATTGACTACTGCAATAAAGAAGTTAGCACGTTTAAAGAAACGTATAAAGGTGGTAAGAGGAGGAACATCAGCAGGAAAAACATTTGGAATATTACCTTTATTAATTGATAAAGCAATAAAAGAACCAATGTTAGAAATTAGTGTAGTATCTGAATCCATTCCACATTTGCGTAGAGGTGCATTGAAAGACTTTCTTAAAATAATGATGGCACTAAACAGATATAAGGATGACCAATTTAATAAAAGTACTTTAAAATATACATTTGCAAATGGTTCGTACATTGAATTCTTTAGTGCGGACCAACCTGACAAGTTAAGAGGAGCAAGGAGAAACATTCTTTACGTTAATGAGTGTAATAATATAGAATTCGATGCTTATTATCAATTGGCAATTAGAACGAGCGGAGATGTATGGCTTGATTACAATCCTGCTTCAACTTTCTGGGTAGATAAAGAAATATTAACTCAACCAAATGTAGATTTCATTACATTAACATATTTAGATAATGAAGCATTAAGTGATACAATTGTAAAAGAGATTGAAACCGCAAAGACTAAAGCATTAACGTCTACTTATTGGGCAAATTGGTGGCAAGTTTATGGATTAGGACAAACAGGTAGTTTAGAAGGTGTATGTATAACTGATTGGCAAGAAATAGATTTACCTAAAGATGCTAGAGTATTATGTGCTGGTATGGATTTTGGATATACAAATGACCCGACAAGTTTAGTAGTTATGTATAAATATAATGACGCTTATATTTTTGATGAAGTAATTTATAAAAAAGGTTTATTAAATAGTGAAATATCTAATTTATTAAAAGCAAATGGAATTGAAGATATAATTTATGCTGATTCAGCAGAACCAAAATCAATAGCTGAGTTAAATAGTTATGGTCACAATGTATTACCGGTATCAAAAGGTAAAGATAGTATTGTATATGGGCTTAATTTAATTAATCAAAATAAAATATACGTAACATCACGAAGTAAAAACTTAATAAATGAACTACGAAACTACATTTGGTTAACAGATAAATCAGGAGTCAAAATGAATAAGCCTATTGACGCATACAATCACGCAATAGATGCAATGAGATACGCTATTATGAGCCAATTAGAGAACCCAAACAAAGGAAACTATTTCATATACTAATGACATACGGAGAAATGATTGCTGAGATACAATGTTATATTCATCACGTTATGAATGTAGAAGTAATAATTAATTTACCAAGAAATATAGGTGAGATAAAGAAAATGCAAGCTATGTTTAAAGTAGCTAATCAATACTTCAAATGTTAAAGTTTTATTAAAATGCAAATAGAACGTTATTAATAATTATATTTGTAAAAAAAA